ACTTGGCACAGAAAGATCCGAACTTTGCTGACTTCTACAAAACGCATTACCAACGCTTGTTCGGACCATTGGAAGGATTTAAGTAATGACTACATCGCCTACGCCTACACCCAAACCAACCCCATCACCAACTCTCGTACAAGACCCATCTCTTGCACCACTTGGTTCTATTAGTTATTCTCCTAGCTCTGGAACCAAAACAGGGCAATTTGATATTAGTTCTAACAAGTACAACGTCTCTGGGCTTAACCTTCCTAAAGAAGCAACTGGCGGATTAACCGAGTTAGATGCAGACCAGTTTATTAGGGCTCTCCAAATTACAGCAGATAAAGCACCAAACGTCTGGGCTGGTATTCAGTATGCAATGTACAAGTCAAATTACTACGGAAACTCAATGCCAACTATTGGTAAGTGGGATCCAACTTCCAATGTTGACTTAAACGCAACCAAAAGTTTTATGACACAACTTACAGTTCACAATGCAGCAGACCCAACAATTGCTGCCCCAGTCACAACATTCTTACAGGATCAAGAAAACATGGCTATCAAAATGGGCGGGAACTCAGTTCGCTCACAGATTGCTAAGGTTCAAGTTCCCAATACAACAGACCTTAGTTATATTGCTGATAAGGCTTTCCGCGATGCACTTGGTATGCCAGCAACAGATAAGCAACGCAAAGCATTTGCGGCTTCTTACCAATCTCAAGTTATGTCTGCTGCTCGTATGAGCCAAGCTGCTGCTACACCACCACCACCTGCGGTTGGCCCAATTACTCCTACGATGCCGGGTGCTACTGGATCTACTCCTGCTGCTACTCCAACACTTGACCAGAATCTTCAATCTGCAGACTTTAATCCTTCAGTTGGTATGGCAGCAGTTCAATCAGCACCAGATGTTAATGTTGCGGCAGCAGAGTTTGCTCGCAAAGCAGACCCAACTCAAGCGGGAGTTCAAGGATTAAACTCAGCACTTGATTCATGGTTTAAGTCTCTCGGCGGAAAAGGAACTCCATAATGGCAGTAAAACCAAAGGTATCTACTGACGCAGAACTTATTGCCAAAGCCAAGAAAACAACTCCTTGGCTCGTTCCTCTTTTAACTGACCCTCAACATGGAGCTACTTATCTTCAATGGGCGCGTGATGCAGAAGCTGGCAAAACTCCAACCCCAGAGCAGATTGCAGCAGCAACATACAACTGGGACATTACACAAACTTGGACACTTAACCAAGCATCTCTTTTCAACCTCAGCCTTACTAACCCCGGTGAATATAAAGCAAAGCAATCTGCTTATGAAGCAGCGGTTGATAAATATATTACTCAGTCTGGAAATCAAGTTCCTGCTGAGACACGCCAAGAACTTATTAACGATGTATTTCTAAAAGGCTGGGCTCCAACAGACCCAAGAATTCAACAGATAGTCGCTGGAACTTATGACATTACTAAAGCAAAAAGTGGCACAGCGCTTAGCGCAACAGATCAAGTTAAAACACTTGCTAAGAATTATATGGTTCCAGTAAATGATGCAGTTGTTGGTCAATGGGCGCAAGCAATCCAAGCAGGTAATAAAACTAATGCTGATGCTGAAAAGTATTTTAAGGATCAGGCAGCAGGGTTATATCCATTCATGGCTGGGACTATCGATGTAATAAACCCAGCAACATGGTTTACCCCAGCGAAGAATCTTATTTCTCAGAACCTTGGAATCAATGAGAATACAATTGACTTTAATGACCCTAGTGGCAAATGGATGAACGCAGTATCTACTCGTGACCCAAAGACTGGTGCAATTATTGCTCGCTCTAATGCAGATGTAATTAAAGAAGTTCGTACTAACCCAATCTATGGTTATGACACTTCTCCCGGCGCTATCTCTTCAGCAAAAGACCTTGGACGACAGCTCAAAGCAATGATGGGATTTGGAGAATAAAATGGCTAAAGCACCTATAGAACAAGATGGCCCAGCACCAACTAAGCCTCTTTCAAACCTTGCTGATATAGCAACACAGGCAGCCAATTCAATCCTCACTAATAAACCACTTCCAGTATCAGCAACCACAGCTGGCTATGCTGCTGCTCAAGCGGCTCAAGCACCTTCGCCAACAAGAACTGCTACAGGAACTTCATATAAGGGGACTGGCGCTAACCGTGTTTTAGTTACTACTTACTCTGATGGAACTACAGCTGAAACCCCAGCACCAGATGGATCCGTTGTTACCAAAACAGTAGTAAGCGTAATTAAAAATGCTGATGGAACTGTGACCTCCTATTATAATGATGGATCTTCCGTAGTTAGCGGCTCAGCTACCCCAGCAGCACCCACAGGTGTAACACAATCTGCAAAAGATATTGTTAATGGCTACTTAAAAGAAGCTGGACTTGGAACCCTAAGTGATGAAACTTGGAAACAGTGGAACGCTGGCACTTCAGTAGAACAGATTATGGACTATGTTCGAGGAACCCCAGAATATGCAGCTCGCTTTCCGGCTATGGCTGCTCTTCGTACAGCAGGTCGCAGCATTACTGAAAGCTCATACATTTTGAAAGAACAAGCAGACATTGACATGATGACTACTTATGGAATCCCAGCAGATATTGCCAATAACCGTAATTTACTGGGAAGCCTTATCTCCAACAATGTCAATCAAGTTACTTTGCAACAGCGCCTTATGGCAGGTCAAGATTCAATTCTTTCGCAAGATAAGAATGTTCTTGATTATGCCAAGCAGACATTTGGTTTAACATCAGGGGATCTATTGTCTTTTGTATTAAATCCAGATATTGCTTTGCCAGTCCTTCAGGAAAAAGCAAAGGCAATCCAAATTGGTGGAGCAGCCTTCCAAGCAAAGCAAGCACTTGATGCCAGCCAAGCCTTATCTCTTGCAGCAGCTGGCGTTACAGCCCAGCAAGCACAGCAAGGATTTGGAAACATCGCACAGCAAGGTCAATTCCAGCAAGCGCTCCCGGGAGATATTTCTGGAAACCTCACCAATGAAGAACTTATCAATGCCCAATTTGGCATGGATCCAGTAGCACTTGCCAAACTTAAGAAAGTTGCGGCAACACGCGCTGATGAATTCCAAGGGGGCGGGCAGTTTACCGCTTCAGCAACTGGCGTTACTGGAATTGGTTCATCACCTCAAGTTTAATTAGACAAACTTAGGCAATATGTCTATAGTTTTGCTTAGTAGGTCCATGTATTTGTAAGCAGTCTCCAAATCGTCTGCTTTAGACCTCGGAGGATTTGAAGAGGTTTGCCCCGTTGTTGGCTACGCGGTGTCAGGTCTGAGCTTCGGCCATAAAAAAACACTAGCCCCGCCATACCACCCTCCAAGGTAGGTATGCGATACGGAAATTGGAGAAAAAAATGGATGATCTTGATTACACAAATGATGAACTAGATAATATCGGAACCGATGCAAACGAATCTGAGAATGATTCCAAGAACTGGCGACGTAAGTTAGAGCAGGACGCAAAAGATGGCAAGCGCGCAACCCGCGAAGCAGAAGCTGCTAAGCAGGAAGCACAGCAAGCAAAGCGTGAACTCGCACTTATGAAAGCTGGAATTGACTTGGAATCAGGCACAGGAAAATTATTCGCTAAGGCATACGATGGAGAAGCGACACCAGAAGCAATTAAGGAAGCAGCACAGCAGTATGGTCTAGTTCCTACTAGCCAAACTACAGAAGTCCAAAGTGACCTCAGCGCTATTGATCGAATTGCAAGTGCCTCAGCGGGTGCTGGTGCAACTGTTACCCCATCAGCTTTAGATGACATTCGTAAAGCAGCAAATCCCGAAGAGGTTATCAAAATTCTTCAGGCAAATGGAGTCAGCATCTCTACCGAACAGCCCGGATCTTGGTTTGCAATTTAATTGCACCTAAGAACTTAACCCTTCAACAGAGAGAAACTAACAAATGGCATTAACACAGGTCAGTTCGCTTGATCTTTCCAAGGCCGCGTATGAGATGATCGCGTATTACGCGCTTCGTCCAGAGCTTTACTACGATTCACTCGTAGAAATTGGCTCAACAAACGCAACAAACCGTGGAACAAGCGTAACATTCACAATCGCTTCAGATCTTGCAGAAGCAACAACAGCACTTAACGAAACATCAGACGTTACTCCAGTAGCAATGTCAGATTCTTATGTCACAGTAACACCACTTGAATACGGTAATGCTGTTCAGCTTACTTCAAAGCTTGGTGCTACAGCATTTATGGAAGTTAACCCAATCGCTGCTAACGTAGTTGGTTGGAACGCTGGTATCTCAACAGACGGCATTGCTCGTGCAGCTGCTGGTTCAGGTACAAACGTTGCTTACACATCTGGTACAACTCGTACTGGTCTTGCTAAGACAAACACACTTTCAGGCAACGATGTTCGTAAGGCAGTTGCTAACCTTCGTAAGAATAACGTTCCTACATTCAACGGAATGTACAAGGGTCTAATCCACCCAGACGCTTCATACGATTTCCGTGGCGCAACAGGCGGAACAAACTGGTCAGATCCACACGTCTACTCAGATCCATCAGGTATCTATAACGGCGTAATCGGAAACTTCCAAGGCGTTCAGTTCATGGAAACACCACGCGCTCCATTCTTCTCAGATGGTGGAACAAACTCATACACAATCTCAACAATCACTGTTGCTTCTTCAGTTGCAACACTCACAACCTCAGCTGCTCACGGTCTTGTAGTTGGTGACACACTCACTATCTCAGGTGCAACAGCAACTTCAGGTACAGGTTCAACAGATCAGACTGGCTTTAACCGTCAGTTCACAGTTGCAACTGTTCCATCAACAACAACTCTTACAGTTTCTGTTGCTGGTCTTTCTAACGTTAACGCAGGAACTTCACTTACATTGGTAGTTTCAGCAGTTGACGTTTACGGAACACTTGTTATGGGTCGCCAAGCACTTGCTAAGGCATACTCAACAGGTGGCGGATATGCAGAACAGGCAATCATCGTAGATGTACCTGTTATTGACACACTCCGTCGTTTCACAGGTGTCGGTTGGAAGCACTTCGTTGGATATGCTCCATTCCGTCAAGCTGCGTTGTACCGCATTGAGTCAGGTTCTTCAATCGGTCAGTAGTTAATCGTTAGGGGGAGGGTACTTATACCTTTCTTGCCCTCCCCCTACATAACTTTTTAGTAAGGACTGAAATGCCTAAGTTCACACCACCTGTAGCAACACTTGTTCCAGTCATCACACCCGTCACTCCTAAATGGCAGCAACGACCATTTGCTTATTTCAAACCATCGATTCCGCGTGGGGCAAATGTATGGATATGGACTAATGGCACTATCAGTACAGCTCAACCTCCTGTGTGGGTAGCAACACCAACTGCCCCCGGAGTTTCTTATGTTTATTACGGTGGACGTACTTACGATATTACAAACGATCAAGCGACTATCTTGCGTAACGCTGGATTCGGTGACGGCATTACTTCGTGAAAAACGATACAATCAACACTAATAATCAGGGGGGTATGATGGATTGCGACCATGCAAATGTCGCCCTCAAATGGGGTTTTGATAAAGATACCAATTTCACCCCTATCCTCTGGGGATGCTCACGCTGCGATGCAACATCAGCGGATCGTTTTCCTGATATTGATGTAACAAAGATTGACCACTCTAATTGCGATATTGAACAATGCTTTAGTTGTAAGATCCAGAATATTTCATTTGGCTCAGGCACAGCTCCTACTCGCAGGGCTGGCGCTGAGGTTGTTGAAGCCCGCGAAAAACGTTGGAATAAAGATATGCCAGCGTATAAAGCACTTCGCGCACAAGGACTCCAACCTCCACGCATTGACGGATCAGCAGAACTTATGGCAAAAGCCGAAACAAGATTTGAAATTGAGTCTGGCAGGATTATGCCGGGTCAAGCAAAAGCAATTGAAAGCACAGTAAATGCTTTTGAATCAGTAACAGGCAAAAGCGTCTATCAACCTAATACGACTCCGGTGAATCTATGACAATTGTAAATGATTGGGTAACAACTACTCGCTCTACTCTTATGAGTGGATATGTAGAGAACCGCAATAAACTTTCTGCCGCCTATACAAAGGGTGGAACAAGCCTCACCTTCTTATACCCACCAGATGGCATCCGCCCCGGCGCTCGCCTATCTATTGGAACAAATACTTTTTATGTCTGGACAGTCAGTGGTCAGCAAGCCACAGTATCGGCAGCAGAAGATGGATCAACAGACCAAGATGCACCGATAGGAAGCCTTGTACGCGTTTCTCCGCGCTTTACAGATGACGAGATAGTAAAGGCATTAGGTGCTGACCTTAACGACCTCTCATCCCCCGCCAATGGCTTATTTGGCATAGGCACAGTCGATCTTACTTACAACGCAATCCTCAATGGTTATGACCTAGGCCCAACTGCTGGTGATTTAATTTCTATTTATGAAGTCAAGTACCTCACTCCCGGACCTCAGATGGATAACCCACGCATCCATACAACAGGATGGCGTTTGAACCGCAATGCAATCAGTTCACAGTTTCCATCAGGGACTTCTATTCAACTTTTTGAGCCCGCTTATCCGGGTTATAACGTTCGCGTTGTATATCGTTCTAACTTCTCGATGCCTACAACTCTTTATGCAAATGTCTCAGCAACAGGACTTCTTCCAAGTGCTTATGACATTCCACCACTAGGGGCATCTATTCGTCTTATGGCAGGACGCGAAATCAAGCGCGACTTTACGGAAGCGCAAGGAGATACACGACGCGCAGGTGAAGTACCAGCAGGAGCGATTGCAGCATCATCTCGTAACTTGCAAATCCTTCGCCAACAGCGCATTACCTCAGAAGCTGCAAAGCTGGAAGCTATCTACCCAAACTTTAAGGCGTAACAATGGCGAATATCGAAAAATATGATTCGCCGTATTACAAGCCATCGCCAGCGTTCTATAGCGGTACAAGTTATAGCCAATTAGTTCCTTATCCTTTTCCTATCTCTGTTGGTGGACACGCTTACCAACTTCAATGGGATGCACAAGCTATCGGTGTATGGGGTGCAAAATTCAAGCGTATGTCTCTTCCACTTATCCGTGGTCAAGCAGATAACTCAAATACACCGGGCGAGCAATCAATTTCCCCAGAGCAGTTCTGGCGCAGATCACAGGAGAACTGGATCCTTGGAGAAGGACAGAACCACCTAGACCGAGCCAACTCAGACCTTCGACGTTACAACGATGGAGAAGGAATCAACCCATGGAACCCTTGGGAGATTTCGCTTCTTAATAAGACGGCACGAAAGAAAACCTCTACTGCCTCAAACCTTCAATGTATTGTTGCAGGAACTTATACTTACTTTGCTAGTGGGTCTACTGTTGAGTATTCAACAAACCTTACTTCATGGACAACTGTTACTGAAACAGGAAGTCCAGCAGCAGTAAAATCAATGACTACAGATGGCTATAACGTGTGGATTGCTCATGGCGCTACAGGAATTTATAGCACGACAGTTGGGGCATCGAGTGCTACTTCTTATGCTACTTACACTTCTGATCTTAACCTTGTACGTTTTGTAAAATCTCGCCTTATGGCAGCAAGTGGCGGAATATTATTTAATATTACTGGATCTGGCGCTCTCAGCGGATCAAGCATCCTCCTTGACCTTACTGCCCGAAACTTTACTTGGGTAGATATTGTTGGTTCTCCAACACAGATTTATGCTGGTGGCTACGCGGGCGACAAGTCATTGATTTACCGCACAGCAATTAAGGCAGATGGAACAGCTCTTGATGTGCCAATCGTTGCAGCCCAATTACCAGATGGCGAAATCATCGCATCCCTTGGCGAATACCTTGGCTATATCCTCATCGGCTCAAACAAGGGTATGCGCTTTTGTACAGTAGGAACCGATGGTTCATTGGTCATTGGCGCTCTTATCCAAACTTACGACACTGTTTACTCATTTGAAGGTCAGGACAGATTCGTATGGTTCTCAGCTTCTAACTACGATGGAGACAGCGGCTTGTACCGTATGGATCTCACTAACTTTACTTCTACCCTAGTCCCTGCATATTCCTCAGACCTTATGGCTAATACAGGAAGCGGAACCGTCAGGAACGTAGGAACATTTAATGGGATTCGTATTTTTACT